CTGGGAACGAGCGCGCTGGACGGGGGGACTCTCCTCCCCCGCCCGTCGTAGAGACTACAGGGCTGCCATAGCAGGTCCGAGCACCTTGGCACCATACGAGATGACGCTGCCCGCCGCACGAATGTATGGCGTGGCGCGTTTGTACGCATTGATGAACCAATTGGTGCCCTTCGCTGCCGGCAGAGCGCGCAAAACGTCATTCAGCGTGTTGGAAGACTTGGGCACCTCCGAAGCGGCGACCAAGCCCTGCCCAGTCTTGGGCGTCCACTCAAACACCGTGACGATGCGCACGCGCACGCCGGTCGAGGCTGGGTAGCCCGACGCGGACATCACAATGCAGTTCTTGGACGACGCGTCGTCCAGCTGCACGAGAGCGCCCTGTTGTGTCAGCTCAAACGGCTCCTGGTCACCCGAGTTGGGGAACCAAGTGATTTCGGCCATTTCCGTGGGCATGCGCTCGACGTGCTGACAGAGAGTGCGGATGTTGCCAGCAGTTGTGTTGGCGTTACCACCCCCCGCAGGCGCGGCGACATTTGCCGTTAGGGCACCAAAGTTGGTGATGCCCAGGCTGACTATGCCGGACCGGTTAAGCTCTGTGCCGGGAAAAGAGACCTGCATGCAGGACGCCACGGCACGAATGCTACCCGCCGCCGCCAGGAACGAATTACCAGGTGGCGGAAATCCGACATTGTCCACACCCAGGAGGGTCGCAGTGTTGTCTGCCAGAAGGGTGGTGGCGTTGACATAACAGGAATTGGTGCCAGGGACGTACACCAGGATGCCTGCCACGTCAGCAGCCCCGCCTCGGAAGATGAAATCAGTCTCAAAACGGGACACGAATGAACCGTTAGCGCCAGGCCAAATTGTGCTGACCAGTTTGGCATTGCACGGGTCCGCAATCAGGCGGGCATAATCTGCGGCAGCGCCGTCAAGCGCCACCGCAGGCCGTGCTGAGACTTTCATTCCACGCGGCCCGGCCTTGAGCAGCTGAGCGCGGCGCCTCTGCGCCGCCCCAGCCGCTTTCTTCTTGCTGAGCACAGTCTTAACCATTGTGTGTTGTAGCGCTTTCGCTCCAAGGTTTATTTCGCCGTTGGTCAAACCGGCACCATGTCTGCCCACTCGGGCACTCCGACGCCGCCAGCCGCAACTGGCAACTCGGCGAGGTGCTGCTCGGTGGTTGCGGCCTCGAGCCGCTCTTCAAGCAGTGCAGCCTCCTCAGGCGTGATGCCGAGCCCTCGTGCCACGGATGGCACCAGCAGGTCACGATCGGCTGGGACGAAGGGGTAGGGGCCAGCCGCCTTCTTGCGGCTGTAGTCGCGCGCCTCGGCGAGCGTTGCCTCCTCCTCCTTGGACACCTCCTGCAGGCCGTCCAGCTTGTAGACCCGCTTAAGGGCACGCGCGTACGCCGCAACCACGGGCACGTGGCTGTCGGTAATGAGCGCGGCCTCTACCTTTAAGCGCAGCAGCTGCAGCACGCGCTTCGGGTCCGCCTCGGGGCCCGCCTGCACGGTGCAGAGCTTGCGCAAGTTTCTCACCACATCTGGGTGGGACGCTAGGCTCGTCCGGACGTCTGGGTAAACGCGTGCCAGGAACACGGCGTACCCCGGTCCCGCGTCCTCGGGCACGGGCTCCTTCTCCAGCTTCATGCCGTTCTCACCGGCCACCGCGACGACGGCGTCGAACACAGCCGGGTCCACCAGCGAGTCGTCACCGAAGTACAGGCCCAACTTCTCGTAGGCCTCGCCAGGCGTCTGCCCGGCACGGCGGCGGGCGGCGTACTCGTTGAACGCCGAGTCGAGCGTGTTGAGGTCAGTCGTGACCCCAGAGCCGGAGATGTTGGCGCCGCCGAGCTGGGCGGAGACCTTAAACCGCTTGGTAGTGGTCTTGGCGGTCTCCTCCTTGCGCAGCAGCTCCTTGATCTCGGCGTGGTGGTCCTCGGCAAAGTGCCGCAGGAGCACGGGCTCGAGCACGTGGCGGCGGTACGCCACCGAGGTCCGGCCGTCCATGC